TAAACATCTATAATAATTGATGCCCACTTAGGAACTTTGCTGTTTTTTATAATCATTTTAACTCCAGAAAATTAGTAATCAACATTATACTTATACACGAGTCATTCATTTTATTGGAGGAACAGATGGCAAGAAAAAGTACAAGTACAGCATCCGGTGCTGCAAAAGCACCAGAGTGCTGCGCAAAATGTGAAAAAGATATTGCAGAACTTAGAAAAGAAATTGCAGCTTTAAAGGCTGCAATTGCAAAGAGATCTACAGACGGCGCTGACCCACGTGTTAATAAAATACTAGAAGCACTTGTAAAATACAGCTCAAAATTTAAAAGTTTGCTTTCTTAGGTCATATATAGATCAGGCCCAACACAAGCATAATTAACTGATCTCGCCAGTGTGTTGGAATCTTGCGAAAATAAGGAGGAAATTATGCCTAAAGTAAAGTTTACAAATTCAAAAGGTTTACATCAAGAGTCGGGTACAGAGTCATTTGACCTTCAAGGCGACGGTGTTTTATTTGGTCAAAGAAATAAAATATCTGGCTCTCTTAACTTAGGAGCAACACTATCACTTAATGATTCTGGAAAAACATTCATGATCGGATCAGGTTCAGCAGGTGCATTTACAATTGAATACCCTGTTACACATACTGGATGGAACGCAAAGTTTGTAGTAGGTCAAGATGCGGTTGTTTCTAAGGGTGGCGCAAGAACAGGTCTGGGTGCAGCAGTAACACTTTCAGGATCAGACTCAGGTGGCGGTCACGTTGTAACAGGATCTTTTATTATTACAGGAACAGATGCAGCACCAGTCGGAATTGTACAAGGAAACGGGTCAAATGTAGGTAAGATGATATTTGCTGCAGGCGGATTGGCTGCAGGTGCAAGAGCTGGTGATTACGTAGAAATTGAAGTTTTAAGAGGTACAAAAGATACTTCTGATGGATTTATGGCTGTTGTTCACGGGCATGGATACTGTAAAAATTAAATCGTAACAATTTTTTATAATTAAGGTGCTCCTTGCGGGTACCTTTTTTTATTTTTTAAAAAGACTTGCAGGACATTTAATTTATAATTAATATAAGGTACATAGCCTTCTGTATAACTTTAAATCGTAGCCACCTATCTATATTAGAGTGGTTTTAAAGTTCACCAGGAGTCATCTGTGAAGGTCCCAGCAGCCCTTTTAAAGGAGCTCATAAGCAGTATTATTGATGAAGAGATAAGAAAAGTCAAAGGGGGATACAAGGTTTACCCTAAGAAACCTCAAAAAGGTAGAAAGACTCGAAAAGCACTTTCAAAGAAAGCGATGTCTTATAAAAAGGCACTTAGTCAGCTTCGTGCTGTTGAAAGAAGCAAAGCTATGAACGAGGCTGATCCTGAAAAAGGGACAGGCAGAAAACCCAAAGGAAGTGGCCGAAGACTCTATACTGATGAAAACCCTAAGGACACTGTGCCGGTCAAGTTTAGAACAGTCGAAGATATAAGAAAAACTTTTTCGTCTTCAGCATTTAAATCAAAAGATCATAAGCGCCAATCACAGATAATTAATCTATTGCATCAAAGAGTGCGCGCTGCATATGAAAACGCAAAAGATCCAAAAACTAAAGCTAGACTTAAAAGAGCGTATGACTACGCAAAGAAAAGAAAAGAAGCTAGCAAAAAAAAGACTGAGCGATTAAAAAATAAAAAATGAAAATTACAAAGATAAAATTAAAATTACTAATAGAGGCAAATTTAGCAATTTGGGGTTTTGATCGTGTATTAGGTAGATTTTTTAAAGATACTTTTAGAAAACTAGGAGGTCAGAAAAAAGAAAATTGGCAAAACACGAGATTTATCTACTGGTTACACGCCAAACCTATTGAATCTATTCTTAAAGGAAATATTCCGGGTGAGATAGGAGTGCGTGCATATCACAAAGATCAAATCATCAATAATCTCGGCTGGGACGCACCTTATGGTCTAGAAGTAGAAGGAAGAGTTACTTTAGCATCGATCGTTGATATTTTTTCAGGGACTTCTATGCCTCATTTTAAAGGTCCGGGTTCTTGGCCGAGTGAGAAAGAAATTGAACCTCACTTTGGAATTGACAATGTTGATTTTTTCAAAACAAAACCAGGTCTAAAAAAATTTAGAAAATATCCTTCTTATGGAGAATATGCCTACAACCCGGAGGGTGGCCAGTTAGACATGGGTTTTATTGAAGACTTGTGGGAGGATACACCTGAAAATACTACTGAAAGTGAGCAATACGATTTCTTGCAAAGTAGAATCGCTAATAAAAGCAAAGAGGAGGTTGAGGAACTATTATTCGACGCGAGCATAATATTAGACGACAAGCGTATCATGCCTTCAGGCGAAAGCGTCGTCGAATGGTCAAGTAAAAATAGACCTGGCAATGAGTTTTTAATTGCAAATGCTGTTCCCGTTACTATCTGGATAAAAGAAGGTGATAGTTTTCCATCTAGTCTGCAAGATGCGGTTATAAATAGAAATTTAGAAGTAAAAACTATTTCTTCTGGGGAGTCAAAAATAGTCGAAAGACTAGAATTAAAAAAAGTAATTCGTGAGATTTTGAAATCTTTATAACAAAAATCAAAGGCAAAGAAAAAATGAAAATTACTAGAAAAAGACTAAGTCTAATTATTGAGTCCTTGCTTTCTGAAAGCAAGCATGGAGAAAAATATATTTGCCCCAAGTGCGGTCATGAGCACAAAGAAGAACCTGGTGAGAAATGTGCCAATTGTGGTCACAAATACGATGATCCATGGCAAGGAAAAGAGTGGGTAAAGCCTAAGGCAAAAGTTAATGAAAAAAAAGACATGACTTGTCCAGCAGCGACCACAGACATAAGTGTAAACACAGCAAACAGAGACAGAGCCAGAAAGCTTGACTGGATTATGTACGGTCCTTTAAATGTAGAAGAACCAGGAAATTATTGGGAAAGAATTGCTGATAAATGGAACACTCTAGTTGAAGCAGCAAAAAAATCAAATTGTGGCAACTGTGTTGCTTTTGACAGATCGCCTAAGATGGTTGACGAGTGCATACCGGCGATTACAACAGAACCTGTTGCTGATGAATTTGGAGTCTTAGGTTACTGTTGGATGCACCATTTTAAATGTCATAGCGCAAGAACGTGCAATACTTGGGCCGCTGGTGGTCCAATTAAAACTGACCAGTCATCAAACGAGTGGATGAAAAGAAACCGCGAAGGTGCTACAAACAAAAGCCCGCTAGATCAAAAAATGTACAAAGACGACACTGCTTAAAATAAATTCTTTTTCTATATTTGTCAATCAAAAAATCTGAACATATATATTAAGAACAGAAAAAGTCGGAGATTTTTGTGGCGACATTTGCAAATACAACTAATGCAACCCCTTTCGGTGTATTTGATGACGACTCTGAATTTAAAACAGAAGCAGATCAAATGGTCGTTTTTGTTAAGCGAAAGATGGGCGATGACGTCTTAAGTGTTGAACTTACAAAGAAACAAATTTTTGCCAACATGGAAGAGGCAGGTCTTGAATACAGTTCAATATTAAATCAATATCAAGCAAAATCTCAATTAGTAAACTTTTTAGGATTTTCGACAGGTAGCATGTCAGGTTCGCAAGAAAAATACGTAAGGGATAATCTTGAGTACTTGACAAGATTTGCTGAGCCCTATGCTATGGAAGCAGGCATTGGTGGCTCTTATAATTCAACATCAGGTTCGATTCAATTACAAGGCGGTCGCCAAGACTACGATATGTATACTGAACTTAAGGATGGGAACGATACTCCTTTATTTGACAGTTCAAAAGGCAAGCTAAAAATAGCAGAAGTATTTCACTTTAACCCTCAGGCAGCATACAGATTTTTTGACACAACATCAGCTGTTAACTACTTAAATAACGAATTTTCTTTTGAGTCATTTACACCAGAAACAATATTTTATGTTTTGCCTGTTTTTGAAGATATTCTTCGCGCAGGGCAGCTAGATTTATCAAACAGAGTTAGAAGATCAAACTACTCTTACGAAGTTAATGGTACAAAAATAAGAATATTTCCTACACCAACAATAGGCTCTGAAAAGAAGCTTTGGATAAGAGTTCGACAGTATCCAGATCCTACTTCACCTGCGTACAAAGATGAAATGATACACGGTGTATCAAACATGTCAAACATTCCATTTGGAAATCTAACTTATTCTAGAATAAACTCTATAGGAAAACAGTGGATTAGACAATATACACTTGCTTTAAGTAGAGAACAGCTAGGTATGGTTAGATCTAAGTTTGGAAATATACCAATACCAGGGGGCGACGTATCTTTAAACGGCACAGATCTTGTAGCTCAAGGCCGCGAAGATCAGACAAACTTAAAAACACAGCTAAAAGAAATGCTTGAAACAATGACTTATGACAAATTGATAGAAATACAATCTACTCGTGCAGAGCAGATGAACAAACAGTTACGTTACGTTCCAATGCCGCTTGGAAAAGCAATTTTTATGGGATAGATTATGGGTAGATTTTTTATAACACCAAGAGAGATTAACTTTATTAATGATATTGCAAAAGAAATAGTCAAAGACGTAATTGGTCAAAAGATTTATTATTTTCCAATTAGTGAAATTAAATCAAAAGTTCATGACGTATACGAAGAGTCACCTGATAAAGTATTTGAAAACCCTATTGAAATAGACTGCTTGGTAAAATACCAACCACAAGAAATAAGAACTAATAGGTTTGGGTCTGAAGAGTACTATACTGTTGAAGCATACGTTCAATCAAGAGATTTGCTTGACAAAGGTATCGAAGTTTTAGAAGGAGACTTTTTCTCTTACGGCACAACTTTTTTTGAAGTAATTAAAGGGCCTGCTTCTGATGTCATCTTTGGTCAAATTGAACATAAAACTTACATTACAATAACCGGTAAGCAATCAAGAAAAGGCCAGTTTATATCAAAAATTTTTGGCCCTACATCAGAAGAATATACAGACTCAGACGCCGTTCAAGAAACATTTGTTCAACAACGAGGCGCAAAAACAAACAAAGAAGGTGTTACGGGTGACGTAAGAGAACTTCAAAAAAATGGTGTTCTTGATTCGCCAATAACAGGACCAAAAGAAGTTTCTTCTCAAGGTGATCCTCAAAATGTAGGTTCTGCTTTTTACGATGAGGATTAAAAATGAGTAACAGCCCGAAAGGTGAAAAAGTAATAAAAAGTTTTGATGGCAATAATGCACCAGATAATTTTGATATTCCTTCAATTGGAATTGAAGATTTAGACAGGGCAGTCTTTCAACTTTTTGACAAAAAAATATTTTTTGAAGTTTCACATAAAGGAGCACTTCAAAAAGTACCTGTTATTTTCGCATCCGGGGAAAGATTTGCCCTTACAAGAAGAAAAAATCCTATAAGAGACAGCGAAAATACTTTAATTTTACCTCTTGTTTCTATTATGAGACAAAGTATAGATTTTTCTCCCTCACAAGCAAACAAAAGAACAGCAATATCATTTCGAGAACAAGAAAATTATATAATAAAATACAAGTTAAGTGAAAAAGACAGAAAGTATCAAAACATAATAAATAAGCAAGGATTAAAAAACCAACTTAATGTTTCTTCTGAGAAAAACTTTCTTTTAAATACACCTTCTCCTGGATTTTCTGTAAAACCTGATTCTGTTTCAACTCGACGATCTTCTGCAAACATAGGCTTTTCAAGTGTTGCAAATATTTCACTAGGTGAAAATCTAGGAAGAAATATGTTTGAAATTATTGAAATACCATACCCGGAGTTTATTGCAGTTACATATGATGTAGTTTTTTGGACACAGTATATGAAACAATCAAATCAAATGATAGAGACGCTTCTTCTAAATTTTACCGGTCAAGGAGAAGAAATTCCAATAACAACAGACGGTGGTTACGAACTAGTTGCATTCTTTTCTGGTCCTTTTTCAAATTCAGGGACAAACTTAGATGACTTTACAGAATCTGAAAGAATTATTAAGCATTCATTTTCTGTTACTATTCCAGGCTATATTATCAATCCTAAACACCCAGGAATGCCTAAGCTTTTAAGAAGTTATATATCTGCACCAGAAATTAATTTTGGTGTTTTTGAAGGAGACGCAGCAGTAATTGACTATCAACCTGAGAGAATGAAGGATAAAGTCAAAAGGCACGCACTTCAAGACTTAACAAATTTAGAAGAATCTGAACTTAGAAGAGGCGAAAGTAGAGAAGTACTTGAAGATAAAATAATTAATCCATTTACAAATAGTACAAAAACTCAATTTTCAAAAGTAAGACTAAGAAATCAAAGATCTGGTGAAACAGTTGCTTCATCTGAATTAATAGAGGAAATTGAGTCATTTGATTCATAATTAAAGAGATGTTTAAGAATTCGAAACATAGTTATAATAGAAAATTTAGGAGAAATTGATGGCAGAACAAACTTTCAGATCTCCGGGATTCTTTGAGCGAGAGATTGATCTTACTCAGCGTACTACAGAAATTGTAGGCACCCCGGCAGGAGTAATTGGAACTTCACAAAAAGGACCTGCGTTTGTTCCGGTAACCGTTGGTTCATTTGCTGACTTTGAATCAAAATTTGGAACTCTAGATCCAGATAGATTTGGCCCTTATGCTGCAAATGAGTGGCTTAAAAATAGAACATCGCTAACTTACGTTAGAGTCTTAGGCGCAGGATCAAATTCCAGCACATCAGATATATCAGTTACACAAACAGCAGGAACAGTTAAAAACGCAGGGTTCTTACTTTCTGGTTCAAGGGCACACACAGAAGACGCAAGATATAACGGCGTCGTTCAGTTTTTAGGTGCAACACACGAAACAAGAACTGATGAGCCTACTGGATATCCTGTATTTACAGACAATAGCTCTACAGATTCTACAGGAGGAATTAATCTATTACGTTCAGTTATTTTAACTGCGTCAGGTTCAAGATTACTTGTTTTAGATGCAAATCAATCATATACAGTTGATAATGTATCAAATGACATTGCAACAATCAGTGCTTATGACGGAACTGCTGAGCAAGGAATATTTAAGCTTGTTCTTTCTTCTGCGATGGGATCATCATTTGGAAATGATGAGTCAAAAGCAGGACTTAGAATCTACACTGCTTCTCTTGATCCTTCAAGCCAACACTATGTTGGAAAAATACTAAATACAAGCCCAGATAGATTTGGAACAGAACAACATTTACTATATGCTGATTTACCTGTTGAATCTGAAATTGCAAGAGTAAAAGTTGCTGCAGGATCTGTGGCCGTGTTATCAGGTTCTGGTAACGTTGTGGGTTCTGGAGGCTTATCTGGTACACCCTTTACAGAGCTTTTTGGAAAGTTTAATACAAGGTACCAGACATCTAAATCTACTTCTTTCATATCGCAACCTTTTGGTGATTCAGAGTATGATCTTTTTCACTTTGAATCTCTTGATGACGGAATATCAGGAAATAAAAGAGTTAAGGTGTCGATAACAAACTTAAGAAGATCAACAAATCCCAAAGATCTATATGGTACTTTTACAGTTTTGGTTAGAGACTATTACGATACAGACACAGATATTAGAATTCTAGAACAGTATCCTTTGTGCACTTTAAATCCTGCTGATGGTGACTATGTTGGTACTAAAATTGGTGATTTAAGCGCAAAATATAATTTTGACGCAGAAACAGAATCTGAGCGCAGGCTAAACGTAACAGGCAAAAGACCAAATAGATCTAGATACGTTAGAATTGTAATGAATGCTTCTGTTGAAGATGGCGATGTTCCTGCTCAAGCACTTCCTTTCGGATTTAGAGGCTTACCTGCAATAAAAACCACAACTTCTTTAACAGAAAATAGTTCATTTTTAGAAGGTGGAACATTAAACACATCAACGGGTGCCAGGCTCGGCTGTGTAGGTAGTAAAATTTTAACAGGATCAATTGTACCGCCCGTCCCAATGAGATTTAAAGCAACAAGAGGCGCAGTTTCATCTTCTCCTTCTTTTGCAGGACACCCAGGTTTGCTTGAACTTGCAGATAATCGTATGTTTTTTGGCATAAAATTTGAAAGAGTACCTCTTGCAAGTGCAATTACAAACCCTCTCTTGCAATCAAACGGTTCAGGAACTAGAAATAAATTACTTGACTCTTACTCTAAGCTATTAGGTATACAAAAGTCAGATGTTGTTGTTTCTGGTTCAAGTGCAGATTTAATTAACGATAATAAGTTTACTTTATCAAGAGTGGCACTTTCGAATAGACCTGCATCAGCAACACAAACACTAGACGACGCTGTATCATTATCAACACAGTTAACTGGCTCTGTGTCTGATCATATGGTTGAGGCAGCGTACATAAGAAACGGTGTAATTGTTAAACCTAGATATACAATTACAGACGGAACATTTAATAGATTAACCTTTGGAAGTTTAGCTGCTGCTAGATCTGCAACTGCATTTAATAAGTTTTCTGAATATATGAAGTTTACAAATATGCTTTACGGTGGGTTTGACGGTCTTAACATATTAGACAGAGATCAAAGACTCATGAACGATAAGGCTTCAGATGCCGATTCAGGAGGAAAAGCAGCAGGCGGCGCAGACGGGTACATAAACCTTTCGTCTAACTCTTCGCCGGGTGCTGGAAAAGAAAACAACTCAATTAGCTCTTATAGAACTGCGATTTCAATACTTACTGATCCTTTTGCTTCAAGAGTAAATATTGTCTCTATACCGGGAATTAGAAGCTCTTTTGTAACTGATCGTGCAATGGAAAAAACCAAAGAGTATTCTAAAGCGATATACTTGATGGACATTCCTGCTTACGATGATGATCTAAACAGACTTTATGACGATGCTACATCTAGACCAAACGTAAGAAAAACAACAGAACAATTTGAGGCAAGAGCTCTTGATAATAACTACACAGCAACTTACTTTCCAGATGTAATTATTAATGACGAAATAAACGGAGATTCAGTAAACGTACCTGCGACAGTAGCAGCAATTGGTGCACTTGGGTTTAATGATAGAGTTGCTTTTCCTTGGTTCGCTCCTGCAGGATTTAATAGGGGTTCGCTAGACACTGTTTTAAATACTGAGGTGAGGCTCAACGCTGAAGATAGAAATGTTCTTTATGAATCAAGGATCAATCCAATTGCTTCTTTTCCTGATGGTGGCTTTGTAATTTTTGGACAAAAGACGCTTCAACAGGCTAAGTCTTCACTAGACAGAGTGAACGTTAGAAGAATGCTCTTAGAAGTAAAGAGAATCGTTTCTGATATTGCAAACGGTCTAATATTTGAACAAAATACCCCTGCGACAAGAGCAAGATTTATAAAACTTACAAAGCCAAAACTTGCAAGTATTCAGTCAAATCAAGGAATCGATTTATTTAAGGTAGTAATGAACTCTTCTAACAATACCGCAGAAGATGCAGAGCAAAATAGACTTAATGGAAGGGTTATCTTAGTACCTACAAGAGCAGCAGAATTTATTGCAATAGATTTCATTATTACCAATTCAGGCGTAAGTTTTGAATAATTATAGTATGATATACGGAGAAACTAAATGGCAGAACTAACTTTTAAATCAGCAGGTGTAAGCACAAGAGAGATAGATCTTTCTGGCCCAACCCCTACTGGCCCTACAGGTGTACCAGCTGGAATTGTTGGCACGTCGGTTGAAGGGCCTGCTTTTGTACCACTTACATTTGCAAATTACGGAGAGTTTAAACTAGCATACGGTGCATCAGATGGATCTAAGTTTGGTCCAATTGCTGTAAATCAATGGCTAAAAAATGCTCAAGCAGTTACATATGTGAGAGTCTTAGGCGCAGGCGATGGAAAGAAAAGAAGCTCTGCTACAGGAAATGTTACAAATGCAGGGTTTGTAGCGGGTGCTTCTCAAGTTCAAGATAATGGAATAGTAGGAAACAACGTATATGCAAATGCAGGCGGAGATGGCCACGGAAGAGCGTATTTCCTAGGGTGTTTTATGTCTGAATCTGCAGGAAGCACAATTTTTTCTGATGCTGGTATTCAAAGCACAAATCAGACAAAAGTAAAGTCAGTCGCTGGATTCAAGGCTGTTGCACACTTAACAGGCGCGATTGTTGTAGAAAATACAACAGGTCTTAAAAGAGCATACCACTTTCACTCTGCTGCAAACGGAACTGCGGCACCAGCAACTACTGCCCTTCCATCAGGTGTATTTATTAAAACAGACGGAGTTGCAGTTAATACAATTGCTTCTTCTTTTATATCACAGCTTGCAGATACCGACTCTCACTCAGGTACAATAACCGGTGGAACAAATGCGTCTTTAGCTCACTTCACTCAGTCGCTAGGTGGCATTTTTGGTAATACACTAATTTCTTATATTGACACAGGTGTGGCTGCATCAGCAGCAGCTAAAGTAACTTCACTAAGTAGAGATACACAGTTTAGATCAGGTTCAACAGCAGGCGGTGCAGTTCCTATTCTTAGAGGGGTCTTGCTTGCACCTAGTGGTGTAGTTCTTTCGCTTAGTGGAAATCTTGGAGGAACAAATACATCACCTGCTTCAACAGCAAATTCTTCAACAGTCAGAGGTTTTACTTCAGGTTCAATTAAGTTAACAGCAGGCGCACAAGATTTTGTACTCTTTATGAACGGTTATAAAGGTACAACTTCAAACCCAACTGCAATAACAGCTTCTTTCGATATGACTGCAAATAATTACTTTGCAAACGTCTTGAATACAGACCCTCTAAAAACTGAAGAAAAGGGTCACTTTCTTTATGGTTCATACGATATTTATCCGACACTTGCAGTTGTAACAGGTGCAGACTCTGTTAGACCGGGCGCCTATTTGAAAGATGAAGAACCAGCTGCTATGATCCTTACTTCATCGCAAGCTAGAGTTGCAGCTGCAACAGGGGCACCTTCATCAACCGTTCCGGTTTATGAGTCTTTTGAAGATAGATTTAACTCAGCTAAATCTCCATACGTAACTTCTCAAGGATTTGGTGCATCGCCTTATGACTTATTTAGAGTAAAAGCTCTTTCAGACGGAGCAGGGCTTTCAACAACATTTAAAGTTTCAATAGAAAACATTGTCAAATCAAATTCAGATTCTGACCTTTACGGTACTTTTGATCTTCTTGTAAGAAAATTTGATGATACTGATGATGAACGTGTTGTTTTAGAGTCTTTTAGAGGGCTTTCTTTGGATCCTGGTTCTAGTAGATATGTTGCTAGGGCAATTGGAGATCAAGAAATACTTTTTAATTTTGACAATGACGCAGAATCTCAAAAAATTGTTGTTGACGGAACACACACTGTTAGATCAAGATATATTAGAGTTCAAATGTCTAATGCAATGAAAAAGAAAGAAGTACCTGATGAGGCACTTCCTGTCGGGTTTAGAGGGCCCAACCACTTAGTTACATCTGGTTCTTTATTAAACTTTGTTCCTGTACCAGATTCAGTCAGTTCAGCTGCTATTCATAGAAGAATAATAGAACCTCCTTTCCCATACAGAATAAGTATTGCGCAAGGAACTGGGCTTAGCAAGCGTTCTGATGCAAATCTATACTGGGGTATGCAACCTAATAGAAGAGAAACAATTGCAACACCAAACGCAAACACTCCAATTGATGAGTCACTAAAGACATTTGTTAAGTACTTTCCAGACCATAGAAAAGATTCAATTAATTTTTCTGTAGGTGGAAATGCAGGTGTGGCAGATCAAAATGGCACTGTGTTAGACAGCGACAGGTTTAACAATAACAGATTTTCATTAGAAAAAATTCAAGTTAGAACTGGATCAAATACTTTTGCAGATCCGGAATACTGGCTTAGTGCATCTTATGTTAGGAATGGTGTAATAGCTGCAAACGCTACGAAGAAAACAAGAGGCCTTACAGTAGATGACTTTGATATTGTAGGTAACAGAAAATATCTAAAATTTACACTGCCTCTTCAAGGCGGCTTTGACGGTGTAGATATTTTTAACAAAGACAAGCGTGACTTAACAAACAATGCTGCAAAGCGTGAAATAGATGATGAAACAAATCAAGGCGGCACAGCAGGATCAACAATTTCAGCTTATAGAAAAGCTGTTGATATAATGGCTTCGACGTCAGACGTTGATATTCAGCTGCTTTCAGTTCCTGGAATAAGACACTCAGCTGTATCAGATTATGCAATTGATGCAATGGAAAATAGGTTTGATGCAATGTTGATTATGGACATTGAAGAAAGAGACCAGTTTAACACGGTTATTACTTCTTCAATTCAAAATCCACATGTTGCAAATACAGTTACGTCATTTAAGAATCGCGCACTCGACTCATCTTTTGCTGCTGCTTACTTTCCTGACGTGACAATTGAAGACCCGGATACAAGAGCGCTTGTTTCTGTGCCACCTTCAGTTGTTACAATTGGTGCTTACTCACTCAATGACAGAGTTGGTCATCCTTGGTTTGCGCCTGCAGGATTTACAAGAGGCGCTCTAAACACCGTAGAAAGTACAAACGTCAGCCTTAACAGGACAAACTTAGATGATCTTTATGATGCTGATATTAACCCTCTGGCGCAATATCCTGGAAGACCTCTTTCAATATGGGGCCAGAAGACACTACTTGCAGCAAACTCTGCGCTTGACAGAGTAAATGTTAGAAGGCTGTTAATTGATGTTCGTAGAAAAGTTCGAGGAGTTGCAAATACACTTCTCTTTGAACCTAACAGAACAGAAACACTTGATAGATTCTCAAACCTTGTTAATCCAATTTTGCAGTCTGTTCAAGATGGTCAGGGTGTTGATAGATTCAAAGTAATTATTGATACAACTACTACAACACAGGCAGATGTTGAGAACAATACAATTAGAGGAAAGATCTTCCTTCAACCTACAAGATCAATCGAATTCGTTGCACTAGACTTTGTTGTCACAAATGCTGGAACAACTATCTAGAAAACCTATATATATTATTGAGGAGTTATAAATGGCAGAAACACTATCAGTCACAGATATGTTACCAAACAAATTTGAGCCGAAAAGAAATTACCGGTGGGTACTTGCAATTGAAGGAATTGATTCGTTCTTAGTTGCAAAGGCAAACAGACCGTCAATTACTTTAACAGACAAGAAAATTGATTTTATAAACAGCTATCGCAGAGTAGCTGGAAAGCTTGAGTTTGGTGATTTATCTGTAACACTTCACGATCCCATAGCTCCTTCAGGCGCACAGCAAGTAATGGAATGGATTAGAACTCATTACGAATCAGTTTCAGGTAGAGCTGGGTATGCAGATTTCTACAAGAGAGATATTCAGCTAAAAATGCTTGACCCAATTGGTACAGTTATTGAACTTTGGGATGTAAAAGGCTGTTTAATAACAAATACAAACTTTCAATCACTTGACTACGGAAGCGATGATATTCAAATGATTGATCTTACAATAAAGTTTGACAACTGCGTTCTACAATTCTGATTTAAAATAAGTTTTACTGTCTTATTAAGCGATCGTATATTTATTACGATCGCTTTTTTATGGAGTAAATATGTCTAAGACAGAATTAATGGGCGCGACACCTGAAGGTGTCTCACGTCAAAATGTGATGAAAGAAGAGTTTGGGTGGGAGGTGCCCGTTGAAGCTATTCCGCTTCCATCTCGTGGTTCACTATACGATCCTAATTCTATTTTATACAATAGAGATACTTTAAAAATAAAGTCTATGACTGCACATGAAGAAGATATACTTGCTTCTCCTGCTTTTCATAAAGATGGCTCTGTAATAACTCAACTAATTAAGTCTTGCTTGACAGATAAGTCAATAGATCCGGACCAGCTAATATTAGGTGATAGAATATCACTTATGGTAGGTATAAGAGTTACTGGCTATGGCCCTTCTTATAATGCTTCTTCAACCTGTCAAAGCTGTGGCCACTTAAATAAGTTTGAAGCAGATCTTTCTGCTTTAGAAATTAATAGATTAAAAATAGAACCTGTATCACCAGGTAGGAATGAGTTTGAATTTAGCCTTCCTGTTACAAAGAAAAAAGTTACTTTTAAATACTTAACGGGAGGAGAAGATAGATTAAGAAATCAAACTTTAAAAAATCAATCAAAAGTGTTAGGTCTTAAAATTGACAACAGTATTACTTCTTACCTTGAAAGCACTATAATATCAGTAGACGGAATTAGAGATAGATTGAAGATAAAGCATTTTATTCATAATATGCCTGCTTTTGATTCAAAAAAATTAAGGTCATTTATTGTAGATAACGAGCCAGGCATTAACATGTCTCATAGTCTTACTTGCGAAAGTTGTGGTGCAAGTAGTGATGTTTCTCTCCCCATAACTTCCGAGTTTTTTTGGCCCAGTACATAACTGGAGAGAAGCATTCTTAGAAGAATGCTTCCTGCTTCAGATGCACTTGGGTATGTCATACACAGAGTTGCGAAGATTACCAGTTAGATACAGAACTTGGTATATAAAAAGATTGTCTAAGCATTTTGAAGATAAAAGAAAATCAATAGATAAAACACCCGATAGCGCTTCAAGTCAAGGATCATTTGACAAGTTTGAGAAAATGGTTAATCAAAAATTGTAAATAAGCCTATTTAATCATAGGAGAAGAAATGGCCATTGAGCAATCTGACATGGAAGCCTTAACCAAAGCAATTAGAGCTGGTATTTCTGCTGGCTTTAGAGATCATTTCAAAGATGGCCGGTCAGGTCAAAATTTAAATAGAACATCTGTTTCAACAGAGGCAGATCTCCCACCGCCTCCTCCGCCACCAGAAAGATCAGAGTCACTAAGTACAACAGTTGATCTGTCTTTTACTGCAGGATCAGGTGTAGGTGCCGAGCAAGGCACTGTTTTTTCTACTATTGAAAATGTTGGAAATGCATTAATTCAAGCAAATAAAGTAGTTTTTGATAATGCATATGAAAACCAAAACAATAGAATGTCAGTACTTTTTAGAGGCATGGTTCAGACGTATGGCGCCGGACTTAAAGATATATCTTCAGAAGCATTTAATACAAATGACTTTGCTAAAATATCAAACACATATGCAAAAAATCAGCTTGAAATATTTGGAGGTCTAAGAAACGAGTACTTCAAAGAAGGCAGTGAACTATTTCAAATTGTAGAAGGTGACTTTGCAGATCTAAACGCAGAATTTGAAGACTTTTCTAGAAAGCTTAGTAACACAAACATACAAGCAATGAAGAAAATTAATGCAGATGCTATGAAAGATGTTATTAAGTTTTCAAAAGCAACAGGTATTGAAGCAGAAGGTGTTGCAGAGCTTGTCAATTTGCAATTTGTTAAAACAGGTGAAACAAGTACAAAAATTTTAGACAATTTAGTTAATCATGCTCAAAAAATTGGAAATCAAGTAGGCATAGCAATGCAAGACTTGCTTGATGATACTACTCAGATAATTACAAATGTAGGATTTTTTACAAAAATTGGAGAAGGAGGCGCAACTAGATTGGCAGCGTCTTTAAGACAGGTAGGTTTGTCAATACCTAGTTTTGAGTCAATGACAGGTGCTTTTAGAACTTTTGAAGGTGCTTCAAATATAATGAATGAGCTTTCTGCAGGCTTTAATATTCAATTAGATTCTGTTGAAATGATGGCGCTTGCAAACGAAGACCCAGAAGAGTTTCAAAGAAGAATAAGAGAAGTAATAACCAGCCAGGCAGGGGACTTTGAGTCAATGTCTGGTACACAGCAGCGATTATTAGCAAATACTCTTAAATTGCCAATGGCAGAAATGAAGACATTCATGAACACCAATCTTCAAATGACTGACAGGGCAACAATGCAAGGAGAGTCTGCAAAAGCAGATGCAATGACACAGAGTGAAACAGCTGACGTAATGGCTCAGTCAACAATAAAGTATGCAAAGTCTGCAGAAGAGCTTGCTACAGCAGTCAAAGATCAAAGATTCTTATCAATAGCCCCTCAAATTAACAAACATGCTGAGTCTGTGGCTGGATATGGTTCTGCTATTCAAGGTGTACTAAGCAATACTTCAGCTTTTGGAAAAGTTTTAGAAGAAATGTCAGTAGGAAGTTTTGAAGTATATACAACAGCAGCAGAAACAGCTGTAGAAGGACAGTTAGCCGTCGTTAGTGCTGGTGTCAAAGCCGGAGAAGAATTACTAAACTCACTTGCTGACAATATAAAGTCAGGAGCCGATACTGTAGAAGGAGCCATGGAGGCTCTTAGGGAAGCAATTGCTGCTATGTTTAGTCCGAACTCGATGCCTAACATATACATGCCAGTCAAAGAAGGTACTGAGTTTATGATAGGGTATCTTGAAAAAGATGCTTCACCTAGAATAGCTAACGGTCTTACCGGAGGATACGAAGGGTTAGGAGAAAGTACAACCGAGCATACAGGTGCGGAGTCTTTGCCAAAGTTTGCGAGAGCTTTAGGGCCAGGCCTTGAGTTTGTGACTAAAACAATTGAAGAAGCATCAGATGAAATAGGAAATATGTACTTATCACCCGGAGGTGCTGAAATTCCTGAAGTTGAAGCGCCTAAAGCCAAAAGTGTTGCAGAATTACAAGAATCAATAGCTAAAGAGCTTAACAGACAAATTTCTGAAACTGCATTAAGTGCTTCAGAGAGATCGCTAGGTGTTGCTTCTGGTATTGATTTAGAGTCTTTAAAAACAGCCATAGTCAGTGCAATCAGTACAGGCCTAGAAAATGCTGACCAGACTTCTAATATTACACTTGAAATTGATAAAAAGAAGCTTGCAGAAGTAATGATGACTGCAAAAACTTCAGATAGAAAATCATTTGCTTACGTTGTGACCTGAGAAGATAAATGAAATACTACCAACAAATACTAGACGACCTTTGCAAACAAAAAGATATTTTTTGTGAAGGAATGTCAGAAGAAGAAATTAAAGAAATAGATACTTATTTAGAAGAAGTTGTAAAAGAAATGGCTTCTTTCTTAGAAAATGTTGATCATATTGCTGAGGATCCACAAAAAAGAAAACGTGCAGCAGAACTTTTTAAAAATGAAATTAAGGAACAAGGATGGCAAGAGAAACTTTCAAAGATTTCTTAAGAAATGAATCCCTACCTGCTGGAAAAGAAAATCCAGAGGGCATGATCAGCTACACAGTTGATGGCATTGCAGCGTTTGGAGATTCGTCTGGTTTAGGTTTGGAAACAAATACTGGCCAGCCGCTTGTAGGTTTTGATGCTGCAGACCCTGATTCTGGTTTAACCGGTAGATTTTTAGATCACATAGTTAGAGAAGAAAATAATTTTTACAACTTCAAGAGAGGAAATTCTGAAGTTAATGCTGGAAATAGAGGTGATCATTTACAAGATCAAGATAGCTTTTTAGCAGGACCTTCTGACCCTAAGGGTTTACCTTATGTACCTCAAGGCACAGTAGAAGATGGACTACTAGAAGAGTACAGTAATAGTAGAAACTTTGAAGACATAACTTCAAACAACCCTAACACAGTAAGCCTAGATTCAATAATAAGCAAGGTTGACGGAGCACCGCGTGGTCCTGGATCTGAAAATGGACCATTTAATCAAAGAAGAGGCGCAAATGAGTTGTTAAAAGACTTATATGTGTCGGAAGACGGAACAGGCCCTACTGACTTTGTAGTTAAAGCATCAGTTGAGTCTCTTAAAAGAAACAATAGATTTAACATTGAAAACAATTATTTAGAAACCAATACTTTTCCTGCAAGATCAGATATAGATTCAAATATAAATATGACAATACCTGGCTATAGAGGCATAGATCAAGATGGCGACGGCAGACGTGACGAAAGAATAGTTTCAAGTACTTCGCTAGATGACCTTAAAAACATTGGATCTTCATTGCTTCTCAGGGCGTCAGGATATGATATAAAAACAAGCCCAGGAAAAGACTTAGAAGTTGTTGAATCAACATTGTCAAATATTGCGTCAGGAGATCTTGAAGAATCACTTTACACTCAAAAGAAAGTAATGTCCAGACTTCTTGCAATGAATGCTACAGGTTTTCCGGCGACTGATCCGCTAGGTGTTTCTGTAAGAGCAGGAACAGGCATTGACCTTGACTATTCAAACGAAGAGTCGAAAAACTCTAATTCTTTTGGGTCAACTTACAACGATGCTGTTAGATTTACTGACTATTCTAGAGCGCTAAGGATTAAAACTGCCTTTAGATTAGTCGCAGTAGTAAGTGCTGCTAAAATACTTTTTGAATCAATTACAGATGAGTTAAGCACAAAAGAAATTAAAAAAATAAAAGAAGACATAAAAACCATAGCTAAGAAGACAGACAAGGTACAGGCAGGAAAGCTTATTTTAGGGCAAAGTAGAAATTCAACAAGGTTTGTTGCCAAAAACTACTTTATGAATAATCTTCTGACAGTGACATCGTTTAACTACGAAGAGTGTTTTAATGAAGGGCTTTTTGCTTTGTTTGGTAATAAGTCTGGCGAAGATTTAACAAAAGACGCTTTAGACGCAAACTCTACTAGCAAAGGTGCAAGTGTTAGAAAACTAGATTTTTCTGACTCACCTGGTTTTTGGCACGCTGTTTCAAACTCAATTATGAATTCTTTAGATGGATTTTCTGGCAACTTAGAAAACATTGGCGCGCCAAATAATGGTGACACAGAATCTGAAAAAGCTGCTATATCAAGGCTGCTTAATGAAAATGATAAAATTCTTAAGGTTGTAAATATTATTGCGATTATAGGTGAGAAAAGTCTTCATGCAAAAAATGCTGTTAAAAATGCAAAGCTAAAAAATATAGAACTTACAAGAGATCCGGACGCTCTTCCAAACTTACCTGGTCATAGAGTTGGAAAGAGCAGAATAGGAAAACAACCAGGCTCTTCAAGTGCTATGAATCCATCAATGGGCAATGAAACAACACTCGCTTGGGAGCAGAGCAGTGTGCCTTCTATGTACTTGCTTCCAATGAATATTATTCGAGCTGCCCAGACTCTAAATAACTCTTTCTCAGGCGAAAATCCTATGCATGGAATGCTAGGTAGTAGAATGGTTAGAAATACGTATACTGGGCTTGATACAGACGGGTCAGCTGCTAGAATACCAGGGCGTGTAGCAAAGATTGTTGAAGATCGACTAGACGCTGAATATGTTCCTTTTTACTTTCATGATTTAAGAACAAATGAAATTGTATCTTTTCATGCATTTTTATCACAGCTAACAGATACAATTAGCCCACAATATACTCAAACATCTGCATTTGGTCGAATGGATCCTGTTCAAACTTATCAGAGTACAACAAGATCTCTAAGCGTAGGTTTTACTGTTTACGCAACAAACAGAGAAGACTTTGATGAAATGTGGTACAAGATTAACAAGCTTGTGACAATGTTGTATCCTCAGTGGACAGCAGGTACGCTTGTCCAAGGAAGCCGAGGTGATCTATTTGGAGACCCGCCTAGTTTTTACCAGCCTATGAGTCAAGTCATTGGTGCGTCGCCTCTAATACGTCTTCGAGTTGGAGATGTAATTAAATCAAACTATTCAAAATTTGGGTTAGCAAGAACTTTTGGAATAGGTGACACGGGGATAAACGCAAGAATAAATGAAAAAACTTCTGGTGCTTTGAGCGATCCAACGACAATTGGCGGCTCTATATTTTCTGAAATTGTTACAGTAGTCAGAGAAGCAGCAATAACAATTCTTGTAGGTGTGTTTGGCTCACCACAGGGTCTACTTCAGATGCTTTCAACTGACGCACAAGAAATAGAGTCTGTTATGGGTAGAGTTGCTGCCCTAGGGGCTACTGATGCTGCGGCATCCGCTCTTTCTGAAATTCTTGTAAACGGTTTTGCAAACCCTCTAATGACAGCACAAATTATCGATAATATGAAAGATCCCAATGTTTCTGGCGAAGATAAAAATCTACCTAAAGCATTTAAATATTTAAATCCAAACTTTATAGATGGATACTTTTGTGAAGACGATGGAAAAACTTACTTTACAACAAAGCGAGTAATAATAGATGTTTTAGAAACAGTAAAAGGTACAGATGACAAGTTTTACTTTAAAGCAGAAGTAAAAGACAAGACCGCAGGTGAGCTATTTCAAAAGAAAATCTTAATTAGACATGAAGATATATTTAATAGCCCGACTAGAACATTTAGCACTTCTTTAGCAGGAATACTTTTTGGCATTGGATCTCTAGACGCAGCCGGGGCACTAAATCTTGCAGCCCGAGCAGTATTTGGTGGCGGTCAAGCAGGTGGAGCGCTGACAGGTACAGTTAATTTTGCAACAAGTTTCTTGTCGTTTCTAATAGAAAACCCAGAGACTGTATTTATGAGACCAGAAGTCAACCCTTTTGTTCGTGCATTTAAATCTACTCGAGGACGAGGACTGGCGGGTGTTATGAAAGGTATTAACTTTAACTGGCTTGAGGACAACATTCCTTGGGAAACTGACTTTAATGCTCGTGCACCAATTGGATGTAACATAAGCTTTCAGTTTGATGTCATACATGACTTACCACCCGGTCTTGATCACACTGGCTATAACAGAGCACCACTCTATAATGTTGGTGAAATAATGAGAAGCATATCAGGCGACCCTTACGAAGAAGTCATATCAGAATCAGAACTTAACTTTAGAAAAGCAGGTAATCGAGGCGTTTTCCTTGACGGTGAACAGTATAGAACTCAAGGCACAGAAAAAGGTAAGAAATAATGGGTATATCTAGATATAATTTTGTTAAAAGAATTCCAGGTGGAATCTCAATTAGCAGCGCTAGTTTTGTAATATTTAATGCTGTTTCTAGAGGCATAATTTCTACAAACAACATTGTAATGGACGAAGGTAGAAGATTAGACCAAATAGCAGGAGAACAATACGGCGATGCCGGGTACTGGTGGGTTATTGCAGCTGCAAGTGGGATTGGATGGGGTCTTCAAGTTCCGCCTGGAACACTTGTAAAGGTTCCAAATTCTTTAGATAAAGTAATAGGATTGCTGATATGAGTAACAGTTCTGATCTTAGAAACTATAACGTTGCTTTTGAAATATTTCTTGATGCAATTGATCAATACAGCAAGTTTGTTACCGGACTAGACAGCGGTCTTTTTAGAAGGTACGACTTAGAGCAAACGCAAAAATTTCCTGATCAAGAAGATGAAGAATCAAAAAAGCTTTTAACAAGTATTTTAGACAGGACTGTTGGTGCTCATTCTTTTCTTGGAATGGAAACAGTATTAGAAAAGATAGCGGTGACAGACAGACGCGATTTTATTCTAAGCTGTTATTCTTTTGGCACAGGAGATATCAAGCACAATCAGACTTTTGAAAATGAATCTTTGAGAGCGTCTGGCACCTTGGAACCAGAAGATTCTTTGATCTCAATTTATGACGTAGTTAATACCAACTTTAAAAAGATCGATCCCAAGCTAACTGCACTACCTGAAGATTTTATAAATCAAGCTACAAGCCCTAGCGAAGTTCATCGATTTGAAAAACCTACACTTTCTGCCCATGTTATTAGAAAGTCTCAATACAGTCCTACAAACAGACAAGCAAGACATTTACCTATCTTTTTAAATGCAATTAGTGACATTGAGATGTCAAGGTGTACTCCCTACTTAGATGTAAAATTCATTCACTCGAGAAATTTGGCCGCAGGTCTAGACATTATTGCAAATCCAAAAATGTCGTACACGAGGCTTTTTAGGTTTGCAGCAAATGATACTTTTGATAATACAACTCCTTTAAATAGTAACTTAACAGATGCAAGTGAAATCGGACTAGATAGTTTTTCTTATATGAATCTTTTTACTTCACCACAAACAATGGTCAATGCTGATATTAATTCAAGTAACAACTCTTTTTCTAATATTACAGCATTTTCAGGAGAAGACGAAGATGAAAGACCTACTTCTAAAAATGTACTAGATCCTTTTCAACCTTTACTTTCTTTAATATCGTTTGATGTAACAGAATCAGGTGGTGGCAAAGAAGGTTTTATGTCTAGCAAGCGTGCTTCTTTAAAAATTAAACTACATGACAAATCTAGAATGGCTGATATATCTCCTCTGATAGCAGTTAACGAATTTGCATTTACAGATTTTTCTATAGAGTTTGGATGGTCACACCCAGACAGCAAGCTGACTTCTGATAATACTATCGGTAAATACATTAACAACCTTAGAAGCATCAATACCTACGATCTAATAAGTTCCAGCTACAGTTTTGGAAAAGATAATACTGTAGATATTACCCTTGAGTTGGTAACGAAAGGTGCAAGTCACATTATACCACTTGTATCAGCGTATAGCGGATATTATCAAAACATTGGTGTTTTTAAGGGTGTTATAAATGCTGCTATCGGTGTAATGGAAGGTCCTAGCGGAGAAAAAAATATTAGAAAAAGAAGAGATTTATTACCAAAAGTAAGACAGCGGCAAACAAAGTTGTCTTCGCTTAGTAGATTAACACCTTTTGAAAACTTAAAAAAAATCAAAGCGATGGTAGATCAAATAGACGCTTCTAATATTACCAAAGACATAGAAGAATTTTATAAAGATTTAAAAACTTTGCTTAACGAAGGCGCTCAAGATACAAGCGGAGAAACCATAGATCCAGGCATAAGTGATAAAGTTACTGGATTTTTTGCGTCGCCAGGTGATGTTTTTGAATCAAAGTGGGCAAGTTTAGATAACACCCCAGATCCTTTTGCATATGCTTCCAGGTTTGAAGACGTTCAAACTTCGGCTTTCTGGCGAGGTGAAAGTAAAACACCTCATGATTCTTTTAGTACTTTTTATAGTAATCCACAAATGCCTCATGTTACTCTCGGAAAGTTAATTACAAAATTTGTTGCATTTCCTCTTTCTACTTGTGGTATCTATGACGAAGTTCAAGTTTACTTTTATCCTGTTAATCACCACGCTGCTGGTGCAAGAAGGCATACAACAGCCAGCTTACCAATAGATCAAAACTTGCTTAAAGAGCAAATAGATAAAAAAATATCAAGTATTGACTCAAATGAAAATCCAAATGCAGGGCTTGCTGTTAATGGGTTTATTGCACTATGTCAAAACATTCTGAGAAGAAAAGAAATTTCTGCTTATGGTTTGCAAGAAACAGGCGGCACACATACAGGTTTTCCTGCTGATAATATTAAAAAAGGATTTTTAGAATCATCTCATGAAGAAAAAATTGAATTTTTAACCTCACTAGAAGCAGCCGCGCCTAGCTCTCCAACTGGTGCAATTGAAGATGAATTATGGCAGTATAAATATACACCTACACCTGGCGCAAGTCCTGAGGTGGTGTCAGAAGAAGAGCAAGAAGCAATTAATAAATTTTTAAAAGGAATTGAAGAACTAGGCGTTCAAAGTTTAGCAAATAAATTAAGTAGCATATACGGACCGGGCCGCGCAGCCGGTGAAGCTAGCGATGACGGAGTATCTTTGCTTGCAAGAGGAACTACATTTCAGCCAATTGATTTACAAGTATTTTTTGAAGTGACACCTATCGTTGATGAAGCTGCAATTGGAGAGTCTGTTGCTTTGGACTCTTTTTCTAAAATACTTAAAAGTATTAAAGGAGAAGACATTTTAGATATTGACGGGCTTCTAACAGACAAGGTGCTTTTAAGAATACATATATTTGATAGCAATACTCTATCAAATTCAGATCCAGCTGTGTTGGGGCTAGATACAAACGAAGACGGCGCAATTATTGAAGGGTCTGAAACTGACTCTGCAACTTCAGAACTGATGGAAGAAGCTAGAAAAAATAAAAACAACTTTGACTTTTGGAAGTCAATACTAAATTCTAAGTTTCCAACAATTACACATGGCCAGTCTAGTAGTGTTATTAAGAGTATTGATATTAATTCAAATATACCCAGCAACATATTAGATATGTACATAGTCGATTCATACGAACAAAGAATTGGAAAACAGACAGCCGAGGAGGCTGAAAATCAATGGGATGAAGCGACATTTTTTCCTTCAAATGTTTCTATTCAAATGATGGGAAACCCAATGATTAACAGAGGCACTGTTTTCTTTGTTGACTTTATGACAAAGACCAATTTGGACAATTTATATGCGACCAATCAGGTTACTCATACCATCGCTCCTGGTAATTTTACAACAACATTAAGTTGTCTTCCATACGGTCAAGGAAGAGTTTCAGCAGCAAGAAATAATATGCTTAAGAAGATAGATGATCTTGCAAAAAGCTAATTTAAAACAAGCATGTAAAATAGAAAATATTAACGCTATACTTTCTTTATGCTTCAAAAGAACTACAAAAAGAAAAGTATAGGTACACTACAAATAAATTCAGAGTTTACTAGATCTGGTAAAAATAAGATTGTAAAAATATCAAATTCTGATGATGTTTTGTCTATTAGAAATATTAATAAGTTTAGATCTTTATCTAATCTAGAAACAATCAAAGACTATAGAGGATATTTTTATAACTTTTCTAGAGATCTTAATATCATTAATACAGATGTCAGATGGGATCTATTATTAGGTAATGGTATTTGTGACAAATATGACAAAGATCTTTTAAATAAAATTAAATTTTCTATTGATAAAATTACTTCATATCATACTAATATTCTTAATAGAAGAAAGACACTATACGAAAATCTAAACAAGATTCTGGATGAGTCAGGTAATGAAATTGAAGTTCCGGAATATTCACATGATGGAGTGACAGGCAGAACTACAATTAAAAAAGGTTTTAACTTTTTAACTTCTAAAAAAGAGTTTAGAAAAAAATGCAAATCTAAAAATAAAGATAATATGCTGGTCAGTATTGACTTTAAGGCATGCGAGCCTAATCTATACTTAAGATCTTTGGGCATAGAAATATCAGACCCTGATATATACGAATTTTTATCTAGTAAGCTTAATTTAGATGTAAAAGATAGAAGTACTTTAAAGAGAGGAATACTGTCAGTTTTGTATGGAGCGTCTGACAGCACTTCAAGTAAATTACTAGGAAGTAAAAAACAAAATCTAGACAAGATAAAAAAATTCTTTAAAATCAAAGAGGTAGAAGAAGAACTAAAGGCCCAGTTTCAGAATACAAATACAATTTACAACTTATACGGGAGACCAATACACTCAGACAAAAGCATTCTTAACAAGTGGATTCAATCATCAGCAGTAGATTTTTGTAGTTTAGCATTTTTAAATTTTGTGGAGGAATTTAATTTAAATGTTTGCTACTTAGTTCATGACGATATGGTTGTAGATATTAGTAAAGAAGAATATGAAAAAATAAAAGACATAACCGAGCTTTATGAACCTGACGCAAAATTAAGCCTTCCCGTAGAAATTACTATTCTAAACGCCTAAGTAATCTTATGGCAAATAAAAAAATAAAATCAGAATCTTACGGTACACAACGTCAAACTTGGGCCGGAGGCGCAGGTGCTGGAAGCAACTTCCAGCACGGAAAAGACTTAGGTACACACACAAGAGGTAGTCTAGGTACAAGAGGCGCAGACTCAAACTGGAGCAGGGCTAGTCAAGCTGTTATGCCTTTAAATGCTTTTACACATTTTTTAGATGAAGACGAAGACGAAGAGTTTGATGAAGGCTACACTGTTGAAGACTCAAAATATGATCTTCAAGAAATTCTTCGATTGAACGAAGATTTAAGTGATGTAGGTGCTGCCGCTGTAGACATAGCAACAGACTTAGGCGGTGACTTTGCTGCATCTGCAATTTCTGGATTAGATGTTACAAGAACAGTTGGGACAGGCACTAGTTTACTGTTTATTACTAAAAATATTTATGAAATTAAAAAAGGTCGCGAAAGAGCAGATGAAGTTATTCGCCAGTTTTTAAACAGGCCAACGAACGAAGCTGCAGAAAAAATGGCAGACATATTTGATTCACTTATAACAGATGTCATTGACCTTTTTCAAAGAACAATAGAGATAATACCTGATAGTTTGCCTATAGAAGAGTTTGGCTCAATAGCAATTTCTATAGCCCAGAATTACAAGCGCGCAGCTAAATTTTTAAAGGCTTATTTTACGTTTAGAAAGGTAGATTCTATCACAGCTGTCGGCAAAAAATTTACAGCTAAGTCTGTGCGAAGAGTCTCTTTTTACGGAATTGTGTCACCCATTATTAAGATGGTAATGAAGTTATTTAACTCTGACTTTGTTCCTGAAAAAGTCGAAGAAAACAAGTCTATAATCATGGGTACAATCTCAAGAATTGTATTGCTAGGCGATTTAATGGAAGACTACCATATTCAAAAAGAAGTAGCTATAGGTATCGGAATACCAGAAGAAGATTTTGTTTACAGACACAGAATTTTACAGCCGGGTTCAGAAGCTGATGGTTACGATTATGAGTCACCAAGAAATGAACTTCCTTTTGAAGATAGAGTAGAAGAAGAAATAGAAATTAGAAGAGAAGAAATGGAACAAAGACAACCAGAGTATTCAGAAGGACTATTTGGACCTGACGCAGATGATGATCTTTCTGAACCTGTTGTCGTTGGTGGCGCAGCAGCTGGCGCCGCATCTCAAAATTCTACACTTGGAAACGAATTCTTAAGAAAACTTTTCATATCAAAACCTGGAGACGAAGGTCTTTTTAGAGAGTCTTTAGAAAATAAATCTTTACTTTACTTAATAGAAGAAAAAGATTCAGAGTTAGATGAAGAACTAGAAGAAGATGAAATAAACGAATTCTCAGGCGCCGGAGGCGGAGCTATAGGAACACTACCGCTAGGTATGTCGACAAAAGGCCCAAAGGGAAAAACCAGCGCGACATCAGGTGGCACCGCGTTCCCTTACAGTAAGAAAAGTAGAACTGCTTTTAAGAAGTACGCTAAGAAGTCATTTGGCGGAAAATAAAATTATTTGACAATAATTTTGTAAACAATCCTCTCCTTTTGTATAATGTTTAAGCAATTAAAACATTGCACATTAAATATTGCACATTAAATTTTAAAGGAGAAAAAATGGCAATCGATTTCGACGCAATTAAACGTAAACTAGAAAGACTTAGCGGCGCAGACAAGAGTCGCAACTCAAAATGGAAACCTGAAGAAGGTGAAGAACATACTGTCCGACTTATCTCATTCCCGGATAATGACGGTCAACCCTTTAAGGAAGTACAGTGGTACTACAACATTCCGGGTTCTCGAGGTATGGTAGCACCTTACCAGTTTGGCAAAAAAGATCCTGTTCAGGAACTAATTAGCAAGCTTCGCGATGAGGGTTCAAAAGAATCCTACGAGATGGCAAAAAATCTCTACCCTAATATGCGCACCTATGCTGCTGTAGTAGTACGTGGTCAAGAAGATGAAGGAGTGAAGATTTGGGGCTTTGGAAAGACTGTTTATCAAAAGCTTCTTTCTATTATGTTAGATGAAGACTACGGTGATATTACTGATCCTCTCGAAGGTCGCGATATTAAGGTTGTTTGTACTAAGCCTCCTGGTAAAAAGTACGCAATGACTGATGTAATGCCTCGCGGCAAGGTTACTAAGCTTTCTACTAAGTCAAAACAAGCTTCTGAGTGGTTAGAAAATATTCCAAA